GAGCGCGAGCTTTCGATTGCTCAACGGCAGGGACTTCTTCCGCCTGTGCCGCCCGAGCTCGCAGAGGCCAGCGGTGAATACGAGATTGAATACGAAACCGATGCGACTCGAATGCAGCGCACGGACGAGATTTCGGCCTTTATGAAGCTTCAGGAGGTGATGGGTATGTTCATCGAAACAGATCCGAGTCTTTTGCAGAAGATCGACGCCGAGCAGGCAATGGAGCATTACGGCCAGGATTTAGGAGTTCCGCAGAAGCTTTTCCGCAGCGAAGATGAAATGGACGCAATCCACGAGCAGCAGCAACAAGCCGCGCAGGCTAATCAGATGGCTAAGCAGGGTCCGGGCATTGCTAAGACTGTGCAAGGTCTATCGGCGGTAGGCGCAGCTTGAGAAAGTTCGGGACATTGATCGAGCGCGTCAAAAGTTACTTGGCGCGGAAACCCTACAACGCATGGCGTGGGGTTCAGGAATGGAAGCGAACACCCAACTCGTCTGCTGCGTGGGCTTTCTTCGCTGACTTCTGCGGAGTGTTTGAAGTTAGCGACGAGACAGATTCGCTTGAGCTAGCAAGGGCTGAGGGTCGTCGCGAGGCGTTCTTTGCCATGTACGATCTAGGAACGATGGAAGGTGAAGATGTCTTTGCCATCCAAGAGAGAGCATTAACTGAAGGGGGAGAGTGATGAGTGAAGAGGTAGCCGCACCAGCGGCACCGATTGAGGCAGCACCGGCAGTAGCATCGGCTTCGGACGTACTTGCAGCGGAACCAGCGGCGGCAGAGTCGGGTGGAATGGATACGGCAGCAACGCCGGCCGCAGACGCGCCGCTTTCTTGGTCTACTGGCTTGAGCGAGGACGAAATCGGATTCATTGGTAACAAGGGCTGGGACAAGTCCGAAAACCCTGTTTCTGAAATGCTCAAAAGCTATAAGAACGGCGAGCGTCTTCGTGGCGTGAAGGCCGATCAACTTGTTCGCATCCCAGAACTAAGGAATGAAGAGCAGGCAGCAGGGTTTCGTGCGCGCATGGGCGTGCCAGAGGCTCCTGATGGGTATGAGTCTCCCTCGCTCGAAGTGCAGGGTCAGCCTTTTGACTCTTCGCTGTTTGCGGCAGGGCATCACGAGGCAGGGCTTACCCCGGCACAGCACGAGGCCGTCTCGCGCGGTAATGCTGCGGTGCTCGAGAATGCAATCAAGGTGGAATTTGACGCGAAGAACGCGAAGAACTCAGCCGAGAAGATTGAGCTCGACAATGAGTGGGGGCCGGTGCTTGAAGAGAATCAGCTTGCCGCTCGTAGGGGATTCGAGACTCTCGAGTTTGCGCCTGATGTGATTGACGCGCTTGAGAATGCGATCGGGTACAAAGAGACGATGAAGCTCGGCGCGCTTGTGGGTCGAATGGGCGGAGAGCACAGGCGAGGCGACGACAAAAGCGACAACGGCAATGCGCTTGCGTTTGGTCTTACACCTGATGCTGCAAAGCAACAGATTGCGCTAAAAGGTGGCGAACTCATGGCTGCGGCAAACAAGGGCGACAAGTCCGCAGCGGCAGAACTCAAGCGACTAAATACGGTTGCGTATTATAGCTGAAGAAGATTCGGCTTGAACAAGCCTGGGAATGCTTCACATTTTCAGGTGAATAGCTGACAACCCACTTTGTGCAGTGGATTCGCGGATAACTCGCAAGTCGAGCCCGTGATGATGAAGCACCGAGGGCCAGCGAATCGTTTTGAATGATTCGGCCCCGCCTCGTAGGCGGACAAGCCAAAGAGAACCGGCTTATCAATCTACTACTACGAGGTGAACCCAAATGGGTGATGAAATTACGGTTGGGCACAGCGAGGAATATTCCTCCAATGTGAACCTTCTCGCGCAGCAAATGGACTCGCGCTTTCGCGGTGCGGTCACGGTGAACAATGTCACGGGCAAGGGTGCCCAAATGATGAATCAGGTTGGCTCGGTTCGTGCTCAGAAGAGAACGAGTCGAAACGCTGATACTCCCCTGATTCCTGTCCCGCACGATGCTCGATGGGTCATTCCATCGGACTACGAGTGGGCCGATCTCATCAACTATCAGGACGACATCGGCGTTCGCTCGATCGTTTCGTTCGAGAGCTCGTATGTGCAGGCTGGAGCTGCCGCTTCCAACCGGGCTATTGATGACGAGATCATGGCAGCGCTCTTCTCGGAGACGACGAAGACCGGCGAAGGTGGTGACACGACGACTGCCTGGGCGACGTTCGTTGCAGCTACGACTCAAAACAAGGTTGTGCATGGTTCGGCGGGGCTCAATGCCGCAAAGATCAAAGCCGGCCTGAAGGCGCTTCGTTCTCACAATGTCGATCTGACAAGTGAGCCGGTTTTCTGCGCGATTACTTCTGAGCAGATCGAAGATCTTCAACTCGAAGATCAGTACATCAACTACGACTTCTCGGACGAGCGAGCGCTTAACGGCTCCGCTGGGACGATCAAGCCGTTCCTTGGTGTGCGCTTCATCCACTACGAAGACGTTACGAAAACTGGCTCGACGTGGCGCGTGCCCATGTGGGTTCCGTCTGGCGTTGGCCTTGGAGTCTTTAGCGACATCAATGGCCGAGTCTCCGAGCGCGACGACAAGTCTTACGCCAAGCAGGTTTACACCTGCACCACGATCGGCGCGACTCGTCTCGAAGAGAACAAGATCGTCGAAATCGAGTGCCAGTAGGCACTAGCTAGTTGGTAACGGGACGGTCTTAGCGGAGTTGTTAAGGCCGTCCCAGTTGCACATTAAGCGATGCGGGGACGTATCGCAGGAGAACATGAAAAATGGCTAATCATTATTCGACGCTTTTTGCGACGGCAGCAGACCAGAACACGCTTGTTGCAAACAAGATCAACCCGGTTGGTGAAGCTGGTGGACGACTGCGTTATAAGCGCATGTACATCCTCACCGATCAGGTATTTGCGACCAACGAAGTGATTCGCATGGGAACGTTCAAGTCGAGCGATCGCATTTTTGAACTCACGATCTCATGCCCTGACATGGGCTCGACGGGTGATTCTGATATCGGCCTTTACCTTACTGGGACCGCGCATGATGGCGCGGTGGTTGATGACAACCTGTTCTGTGATGCGCTTGACGTGAACGCTGCTGCGTCTTCGCGGGTCGAGGCTTTCACTGAGGCTGCACTCGATGACTTCGACCGTGGCAAGATGATCTGGGAACTACTGGGGCTCGCGACCGATCCGGGGACGTATTACGACCTTACGATCGCGGCAGTCGAAGCGACTACCAACGCGAGTGCAGAAGTTCTCCTCGAGTGCTTCTACAACGCTGGCGACTGATTACGGTTTGCCGCATCTCCCCTGATTCGGCTCTCGAAGGTCGGGGCACTGTCATCGCGGCGGTGTCCCGGCTGAGTCGGAGGAAATAGAAAACATGGCATCAGTCGTAGAGATCGCAAATCAGGCGCTATTGCGAGTCGGTGATGAAGCAATCATCTCGCTAGGTGATGCCAACGAACGAGGGCGTGCAGTTAATGCCTCATGGCCGTTTGTGCGGCGCGCAGTGCTGCGCGCTCATCCTTGGAACATCGCGGTAGTCCGAACGAAGCTGGCCGCGCTGACCACTGCGCCGAGCTGGGGCTTCGCCACGGCGTACCAGATCCCCGCTGATTCACTGCAAGTGCTCGAAGTCGACACGACTGAAGACTGGCGTGTCGAGGGTCGAGAGATCCGCACAGACGCAACGGGTGAGCTTTCGATCCGGTACACAAAGGACGAAACTGATTCAGAGGTCTACGACGGCATCCTGACCGAGTGCATGGCACTGGCTCTTGCCGCTGAGATCGCCGAGCGGCTGACGAACTCCAGAACGAAGCGTGAGCTTTTACTTGCTGAGTACGAGGACAAGATCCAAGAGGCTAGGACGGCAGACGGCGAAGAGGGATCTCCTTCAGAGTTTGAAGAAGACGCATGGGTCACGGTGCGTCACTAGTGAAGTCTTCGCTCATTCAATACGCATTTAACGGCGGGCAGCTCGGGCCTCGATTGCAGGGACGTTCAGACCTTGCTCGGTATCAGACCGGCTGCAACAAGCTCCAGAATTTCATCCCAACATACCAAGGCCCAGCGATCAAGCGCAGTGGTTTCCGGCATGTGAAGCCGGTGAAGGACTCAAGCAAGAAGACGCGGATCATTCCGTTCGAGTTCTCGCGCGAGCAGGCTTACATCATGGAGATCGGCGAGGGGTATCTTCGGGTCTACAAGGACTCTGGAACCGTACTTGAGGCCGCTCAAAGTTTCACGGGTTCGCCCACTGCGGCTAACCCAGTGGTCTGCGCTGACACGAGTCACCCATTTGCAAACGGCGATCAGGTCTTTATCACGGGTTCCGCGATGACGGAGCTCAATGACCGCTACTTCACTGTAGCGAACAAGGCTACCAACACTTATGAGTTGTTTGGCGAAGACGGCACAGGGCGAACCACGGGCGCTGGTGGCACTGCTGCGCGCGTCTACGAGATTACCGATGGCGTTGCGTCCAACTCTCTGCCTTGGCTCGAAGCTGAACTAGACGCGATCTCATTCGTGCAGTCGGCTGATGTGGTCTACTTGGCACACGGGAACCACCCGCCGCACAAGATTTCTCGCACTTCAGATATTGAATGGACTTCGGAAGCGATTAATTTTGATTGGCCTCCGTTCCGCGAGGATAATCTCGACGACGATCAGACGATGATTATCAGCCAGAACACCGGATCTAGTCGCACAATCACAGCGACGGGTGCGGGTTCGATATTCGTTAGTGCGATGGTTGGTAGCCACGTTCGTATTAGTCAGATAGTTGAGGCCGACATCCCTAAGTGGAAAGCTCTCGCTAACGTCGCCGGAGGCATTGAGCCTCGAGTTGGCACCGCCAATGAAGGAGTTCAGGCTTACTACGAAGGTCGCGTATACTCGCTAACTGCTGTTCCCTCTACGGCGGCTGGCAACGAGCCGCCTTCTCACGAGAAGTCGGACGGAGTGGTAAAAGACAAGCTAGTTCCGTGGGAGTTTTACAATCGCGGCGCGGGCTACGCCAAAATCACGGCGGTTGGTGGGGCGACTTGCACAGTCGATGTTGTTGGGGATTTCCCGTTTATGGTGTCAACTACAAACCCGGCAAAAACCCGATATGGAGGTACAGAGTTTGACGCGCTGACCTCTCCGCGATGGGCTATTGGCGCATGGAGTGCAGAGTATGGCTATCCGCGCGCTGTTTCGTTCTACGAAGATCGGCTTTGGTTCGGTGGCACAAGCAAAGACCCGCAAACCATGTGGGCTAGTAAAACGGGCGATTACGAAAACTTTGAAGTAGTCGCTGGCGAAGATGATTCTTCTCTTGTCTTTACCCTGGCATCGGACAAGATCAACTCGATTGAATGGATGAGCGGTCAGGACGTGCTCATCATTGGCACCAAAGGCGGCGAGTTTACGGCTGATGCCGGCAATGCCGAGCAAGCCATTACGCCATCGAACATCCGAGTGCGCCGTCGATCAAACTACGGTGCCGCTGAGAATATCCAGCCGGTGTTTATAGACTCGGCTTTGCTCTTTGTGCAGCGTGCGAAGTTCCGACTTCACGAGCTCGTGCCTAGCTTGCAGAGCGGTAATTACACTGCCCCAGATCTGACGCAGATGAGTTACGACATCCTGACCCCTGGCGTTGTGCAAATGGTTTACCAGTCGTCACCCTTGCGTCTCTTGTGGTGCGTGTTGTCGGATGGTTCGCTGGCTTCGCTGACGTATATCAGTGACGAGGAGGTCATTGCGTGGGCCAAGCATACGATTGGCGGCACGAATGCAAAGGTTGAATCAATCGCAGTGATCCCTCACCCGGACGGGGACCAAGATCAGCTTTGGGCAATCACGTCTCGCAGGTAAACGGCGCAACAGTGCGGCACATCGAGTTCCTTGAAAAGCCTTTCGCGGAGAATGGGTCTATCCCTGATGCGTTTTTTGTCGATGATGGGCTCAGTTTCACTTCAAACACGTCGATGTCTGATATGACTGGCGTGTTTACAATTGGCGGCAACTCCGCAATCTATTTTGGAAGCAACCCAACAGGTATTTTTGCAATAGGTGATTGGGTAGAAATTAACGGTATATCAACGATTGACTTCCCAATAGATGCGGCGGCTCTTAACGGATTAAGAGTACAAGTCACGGGTGTCACAGCCACCACCATTACAATTAAAAACGCTGCCGGAGAAGGTCTTGATTTAAGTGGATTGCCCACACCGGGCGGATACATAGGCCCCGGCACTGTTTCACTTACGATTACTACAGTTACAGGATTGCACCATCTCGAAGGCGAGACTGTGAAGGTGTTAGGCGATGGCGTTGTTTATCCTGACGCAGTTGTTTCGGATGGTGAGATTACGCTAAGCAAGGGAGTGACAAAGGCTCAAGTGGGCCTAGCGATGCCGAACGCTCAGCTTCAGACGATGCGCCTTGAAGGGGGCAACCCCCAGGGCACATCGCAGGGCAAAAAGAAGCGGATCACAAAGTTGGTGATTCGATTAAAGGATACTGGTGAGGGCATTAGGTACGGAGCAAATTTCACGACAATGGACGAGCAGGGTTTGCGCGATACGGCCGACTTGATGGATGCGTTCGTCCCTTTGTTTTCGGGAGATACTCCAGCGCTTTCAATGCCTAGCGGGTGGGAGCGTGAGGGTCGAGTTGCAATCTCTCACGATCTGCCGTTGCCGTGTACGGTAATTGCTATCATGCCTGATATGAATACGGAATTGATCTGATGGCCGATTACGTTCTTCCCGCAACTTATGGTTTGATGACGGCCGGGTTGGTAACGAGCGCATTCGGCCAAGCTCAGGCTGGCAAGGCTGCGGAAAAGCGGCCAAATTCAATGCGGAGATGTCTCGGCGCGAGACGAGCATGGCGATTGAAGCCCAGATCAGAAGATCGCGACTTCAAAGATCGACAAATATCACACGGGTTGCAAAGTCAGGAGTACGGCTATCAGGTTCTCCGCTTGTGGAAATTGCTGAAAGCCAGTTTCAAAACATTCGACAGATCGGAATGATCCGAGACGCTGGCGAGATAGAAGCTGAGATATACAAAATGCGCGGTGATACCGCGAGAGCTGCGTCACGCATGGGTATCGCTTCGTCCGTGCTTAGTGGAGCAGGTCAACTAGGGAGCCTCGCGGTCAAAAATGCCTAAGCTGACCCTAGACACTATTCCAAACCCTGTATCCCAGCCAAGAGCTTCGGCTTCTGATTTTGGCGCAGGGATCGGCGCAGCTCAGAGTGATCTTGGTGCAGCCGTTTCTAGTCTTGGGCTTATCGGTGACGCTTGGCTAGAGCAAGAGGGCACCCGTCGGGCTACGGACTTTTCCGCAGAGTACCAAGACGAAGCAGATAAAATCGCGCTAACGGGTGATCTGGAAAAAGCGCCTGAGCAGTTGAACGCTCTACAGAGAAAGCTGAAGAGCAAGCATCGAGGCGGATCTTCGGGAGTATTCGACAGGCAATCTAAGCGTTATGGCGATCGGATTACAAACAGGTCGAACCATCGCATCCGTCTTCGGCAGATCGACTCTGGTCGGTCAACGCTAGACGCTGCGATCAATTTCCACCTAACGATGGCGGATCGTCCAGACATTACCGAAGAAGATTTAGGAATTGCCGACGCTCAAGTTGAGTCGCTAATACAGTCTGGACTTGCCAACGGGTTTATCAACGAAGGCGAGGCGGCAACTAAGCGCCAGACCTACATGATGCGCGGTGCTGAAAAGTATCGGAAGCGGGTATCCCAGAGCACAACCGACGACATCATGGCAAGGGTTGATGAAGATACTGGAGCGAACCTAACGGATACTGAGCGAGTTCAACTCGCGAGAGCTATCGAAGACCCAGACCTTCGCGATGACGTAGTTTCCAGGGTTAAGAACCGAATTACAGAGAATGAAACATTTGAGACAAATCGTATCAATCAAGAAAACGATTCGCTTTGGAGCTCGACTCTTGATCTAGTCGATGAGAACCAATTTCAGCAGGCGATGGATGTTGTAGACAGTGGTCTGGGAACGCCCGAACAAAGGAAATCCGCGAAGAAGTACATCGAGGAAAAGAGAGATGGAAAGATCCAGGAGGTCACCGAGGACTTACAGTCGGTTGTTTGGCGACGCTACAGGGACATGCGGCTAGACGATCCGAAATCGTTTGAAAGCGCAGATCTGTGGGATGATTACGCCAGAGGTGCAATCTCTAAAGAGATGCACACCGATCTCAAGAAAGCGCAGGATGAGCTCCGCGCGGATGGTACGGACCAGAGCAAAGGGTACTCCGCATCTATTCGGAAATACGTTGACACTCAACTACAAACGATGCGCCCAGCCGGCGAACTAAAAGCAGGGCCTAAGGCAAATCTTGAGATCAGAGACTCACGAGTACACGTCGCCATGTACAAGCAGGTTCTCGCGGCGGAGCACGCCGAAGGACGCCCGTTAGGATTCACTGAGAAGTTGCAGCTCTTCCAGTCTGTCCTAAACGTAAACATCGAATGGGATTCATGGGGACCGGGGAACACAATCACGAACATCATAGATCTTGAACAGGGTCAGATTAGTGATTTCGTTAAAGACGCGAGCGATAAGGACTCCCCGATCTACGATGAGATTCTTCAATCACTCGAGCAACGCAATGTGTCCCCGACCGTTCAAAACATAGAGCTGGAAGCTATCGAGTATTTCGATCTCTATGGTGGCGACGTGATCCAGGCACGGATCAACTACCGAAACAAGTGGAGTCGATAGGCTTGGCAAGTGAGCTCGACACATCGGCAAATCCGGAAGGTGAATCTTCGGGAACGGGTTTGGACTTAGACGTTCAAAGAGTTGCGAAGGCCGAGGCTGTTGAGCCATCCGCTCCGGTCAGGACCGCGCCTAAGCCCTTCGTCCCTCGGATGCCCCCAGGCTTGGGCATGTGGTCCGGTGGCGCTAGGTCGTCAAACGCACCTTCAGGGCTTGGTGAGTCGCTTACTGTCGGGTTGCCCCCCACTGAAGAATCCCAGGAGCGCATACGAAAACTAAACCCAGGGCAGTTTTCGTTCGAGAATCCAGAAACCGCTAGAACCTTTTCAAATCCTAAGAACGTCGTCGACGCTTCTGAGGACATTGAAAACATGGGCACTTTCGAGCGGCTATTTAAGGACACTGCGACCAGCAAGGACAGAGGCTTAAAGGTTCTGGAGTTGTCAGAGCATGGCGCGAATTTGTGGCTGCGCGAAGGGTACGACCCCGTATCAATGGCGGAGATTGAACGGGTCAAGCGAGAGATGGAAGAGATTCCAGATTTCGGATGGAAAAACAAAGACTCCGGCTGGATTTTCAACATCCCCGGACAGGTTGCAGAGATGGCTCCGTTGTTTCTGCATACTCTTCTATCCGCGCAAGAGGCAGGTTTAGCTTCTGGCGCTGCTACCGCTGGGCTTGGCGCTCTTGCTGGATCGGCGGTAGGTGGTGTTGGGGCTGGCCCAGGGGCCTTGTCCGGGTTCGCTTATGGGTATAGGACTGGGACGGCTTTGTCCGCTGTTTATGCGGCTGGGAAGGCTGAGGGCGGTCTGGCGCTTATTGAGTTGAAAGACTTGACGAGCCCAGACGGAATAGTGATTCCGCAAGACACTGCGAAGGCGTTGAGCCTTGCGGTGGGAACAGTGAACGGTCTTCTTGAGACTTTCGCACTCGGTAAAATCGTCGGCCAGTTCCCCGGTGGGGATAAGTTGCTCGGCCAATTTAGTCGAGGAGGAGTGAAGCAGGCTCTACAGAACCCGACCGTCTTCGGCTTGATGATGCGGCTAAGCGGGGCGTTCGCTGGTTCTGCCGCTAGAGAAGGTGTTACGGAGGGAATGCAAGAGGGCGTTCTCGTTACGGCTATCGGTGCCTTTATGAAAGCCTCTGGCGAAGGCTTTGAAAACTTCACGCATGAAGTCACAGATCCAGAGACGGGCGAGAGTGTCACGCTAAACGGAAGCGAAGCATTCTGGGCTCGAGTCTTTGAGTCTGCGATTGCCGGTGCTCAGGGCGGCGGCGGCATGGGCTTAGCCGGTCAAGCGCTGACGGAAACTTCGGGCTCTCTTGGCCTTAACGCCGACCGTGTCCGGTCTGCCGTCAAGGATTTGAGCAACCTGTCGGGTGTTCAAAAGGCTGGGGCAACCCTAAGCCGTGTCTTGAAAATGAACAAATCAGCCTCCGAATCCACTCTGCGGGAGACGAACCCAGAGGCATTCGCCGACCATGTAAAGCGAAGCTATCCGCAGGGCGAGATCTACATCTCGAGCGAGGCCGTCCAGAGGTTCATGGGCGAGTCTGAAGATGCGAGTTCGATTCAAGAGATCATCGCGTCCGTTGAAGGGCTTCAGGCTCAGATCAAAGACTCGGCGGAGACTGGCAACGACATCGTCCTGTCGATTGAAGATTACATGCTGAAGGTGGCTCACACTCCTCTGGCAAGTGCGATCTCTAGGCACGTCCGGTTCACTCCCGAAGACATGACAGCCGTGCAAGCGGACGTTTTCAAGGAAAGCATCTCGGGTGCGTTGGAAGAGTCCGGCGAGGCAATGCTTGCGGAGCTCACCGAGTCAGAGCGTGCGGAACTGGATGCGAAGGTAGCCGCAGATCAAGAGTCTTTGACTGAATCCCAGGCTCGTGAAGACGCATCGGCAATGATCTGGGGTCAGTTGCGCGGCACTTACGAAAGCGCCGAGGCGTCTGCGTTCACAGAGATCGCACTCGCTCAAATGGAAACACGCGCAGATCGTAAGGGGATCTCGCTTAGCCAGTTGATAGACCAAGAGGGTATGCCGCAGTTCATTGGTCCGGGTCAGGAGTTGCCCGATGGCGCGAAAGTTCCACTTAGAGAGGCAAGCCCAGGGGAGCGCCCAGAATCGCCCGAAGGATTCGTAGTTTACCACGGCACCAAGTCAGATGTCTCACTGGCAGAGTTGTCTGCGGATATTGGTGGTAGGCATGGTGACGCTGGCGCACTTGGCCGCGCAATTTATGTGACTGTGGACCCGCGCATTGCGGGCGAGTACGCGAAGATGCGCCCCGGAGCAGATGCCAAGGTTCTCCGGCTCGGACTTGGTGAAATGAACATTCGGGTGGTTGATGATCGACGCATCGGTGGTCAGAGGCTTGCCGAAGAATTAGGCGTCGAAGAGGTTCCTGTCTGGAATGGCGAGGTTCAGACTAATATTGCTTGGGCAGACGAGTTTAACGAGAAGGCTAGAGCGGCAGGAATAGATGGTGTTTACGCGAAGGACACGGGAGAGGTTGCCGTATTCAATGCCGACAAACTGACCGCCCCCCCCACCCCCACCCGAACCTTCGACCAAAGCGAATATCCGTTGGAGTCCAGAGACAGATGGCACGCAGACGCAGATTATCGGGCGCGAGGTGCTTCTCTAGTTGAGATGACCCCGGACGAGTTCCTGTCTCGCACCAAGCCGCTTGAGATCGACGAACTAACGCGGGAGAACATAGACGAGCTCAGGGGAAAGATGGAGCGCGGCGAACCCTTGACCCGATCACTATTTACAAAGACGACATAACGGACGTACGTTCTTCGGATGGAAGACACAGGGCCATTGCAGCCAAAGAGTTGGGAATTGAGAGAGTCCCGGTTCTTGACTTCACTGCTCGCCGATTTAAACAACCTAGCTTTAATCAAGATCCGGCAGGCCCGCCGCTCGTAGCTCACCATAATCTGTCAGCAAAGAATCTATCCCCAGTTGCGAATCTCGGGGGACTTGCGATGCCGTCGCTGGCTATATCTTCCGCTGAAAACCCGATGACCGGGTTTGGCGAGATTACGCTTATTGCAGACGAGTCTATGGTCAAGCCTTCTCGCAGCAATAAGGTTTTCCCGTTTGACGCATGGAGCCCGACCTACCCGACAATCGTTACAGAGTTCAAATCTGGTGAATACAAAAAGATTTCAAAGGTTCTCAATGAGTCCGGTGACAATCGAGACTCTGAAAAACGGTCCTACTTGCGGTCATGGGAAGCGGCTGACGAAATGGAAACTAGCGGCGAAAATGCTTTTTTCCGAGCGGTTGCCGTACAAGCAAGATTTCTTAGCGAAAGAGGTGAGCTGCCAAACCTTGAGGGCTTGTCGGACGACTGGAGAAGAACGGTTATTTCGGCGGTAGCGAATCTGCCCCAAGAGTATGCGGAATGGTCAACGGGCTTTTTCGATAGAGTTGGGGTTACTCCTCAGCGCAAAATATTCATGGGCTACACCGATATGGGCAATCGGCGCTATCAGCCCGAAACGGCTAAGAACGTCGTCGCCTATATGAAGCGGGAGCTCCGATCACAAACTGACAAAACAATCTCTGGAGCGGGAGAGTTCCGCGCTCGGGTAGCTTCAAAATTCAGCTCGCTCAAGGACATCAAGTCGGCTCGGGACACACTCGTTTCTAAGAGTGAAATGGACGAGCTTTCTAAGGACACAAGTTCGTCAGCGGTAGACATCGCATCAGAGCTAAGCGAGTACTTCAAGAACCCCAGCGACAATCCTTTCATGCGAATAGATCAAGCTCTTGATGAGCTTGCGATGATTGCGCGCGGCGATAGTTCATGGGGTGATTGGCTGGAGAATGTCCCCGACGACGTGCGTGCTCGGGCGATGGCTTTTGTTGAAGAGATAAAAGCTATGCCTTCAGAGTATTTCGAGGCAAAGCCGGAGCGTGTCGTCGGATTGTCGGAGTTCAAAAGCGCCCTCGTTCCAGAAGGCGATGAACAATCCGCAAACATTCTTCGAGAAAACGGCGTTGATGTTATTCCTTACGGAGACGAAGCAGATCGAATAGTCAAACTGCAAACACAAGATCGGCATTTCTTCCAACCCGCCTTCCACGGCGGCCCGCACCGCTTCGATAAGTTCACGACGGACGCCATCGGCACAGGCGAAGGCGCTCAGGCGTTTGGGTGGGGGCTGTACTTCTCCAGCTCGCGCGGGATTGCGGAGTTTTATAAAAACTCCCTGTCCCCATCACGCAAACAACTTAGCCTCGACGGCGTGCGTGACGTTCGATCTAGGGATGTGTGGCCCGATTCTCAAGTCCCTAGTGAACGCGAGCAGGTTGGGCGCGCAGTGGCATTTTCTCACATAAAGAGCACGTTGGGTGATTTTGAGGATGCCCGTGCGGCCATCGTTGATTCCCAGGAAGCCCAGGACAAGCTCTATCCTGACCGGAAAGAGGCCACTCAAGCCACATACGCTACTGCACGGGATCTGCTCGATGAGCTGGAGGCACGGGGCAGCACAATCGAAGTATCTGGGTTCGGCCAACTCTTCCAAGTCGAGATCCCCGAAGACAGCGAGTTGATGGATTGGGATGCGCCGCTGAGCGAGCAGTCGGAAGCAATTAAACCGGCGCTAGCAGAGGTGTTCAACGCAGCAAGAAAGCCTTTGCTCGCAAGCCTAGAGGCTATGAGCACAGAAGAGATCCAATCGTTCGCGGAGTTGATCGACCCGGCCGGGGAATGGGAAGCCGTCGATGTCGATGGTGAAGCAATCTCGGAGTCGGAGCACCGGGAAGTCCTACTTGAGAATTTGCTAGAGATGGACGCTGACGGCGATGTGTCAGGGTATATGGGTGATCCCATCTCGTCTACAGATCAAAAGATGTCGGGCTTTTACACTCAGCTACAAGCTCGATTAGGTTCCGATAAAGCCGCATCCGAAGC